AAGAAGTAATTTCAAAGCAAGATGGTCTTGCTAAAATTGCTCGCGACTTTGCTCAAGTACGTGGTGATGACGAAGGTAATGCTCTTATGGCTTGCCTCAAAGGTGTTGCAGCTTCTGAAACAGGTCTTGGTGACAAGGGCGGTTCAGGTAACGGCGGTATTGTCGACTTTGATACAAACGCAGACGCAGCTAACACAGGTTTCTTTGTTGATATCAATGATGCTGGTCAATTTGGCGCAGCAGCTACAGGTACAAGTGACCAACGTAAACTCTTTGATGCAACCGCAACAGGTGCAGCAAGAGGTGAGCGCCTTTTCCAAGCTATTGGAATGGCATACAAAGATCATGAACCCGATTTTATGTATCTTGTAACTTCTCCTGAAATTATGGCAGAAATGCGTGCAGCCAACTTGGTTGACGAAACAATGATTACAGACGGTAATATGAACTTTAATACTATCTTTGGTGGTAAGTTCCGTCTTGTTATGACTCGCGCAAGCCAACGTGCAACTACTGAAGCAGGTGATGTAAACGCACAATCCACTAAGTGTTCTTTTGTGATTAAGCCTCAGTCAGTAGCAGCAGCTAATGTAACTGTGCCTACTCCTGTAGAAGTTGATCGTAATGCAGCTTCATACACAGGTGGTGGTTCTACAAACGTTTGGTATCGTTATGGCTTTATCATGCATCCACAAGGGTATGATTGGTCAGGTGCTACTAACGCTTTTGCAACTAATACAACTCTTGGTGCAGCCGCGTCTTGGTCTCGTAAAATGGACGCACTAAACCTAGGCATTTTGCCTATCTTCCATTCATAAGATTTAGGAGGAGCTAATGGCTTTAGTTCTTAATACAAATAGCTACGTAACTACAACTGAAGCTGACTCATATTTTTCAACTCGTATTGATGCAGATGAATATATTTCTGCAGTAGATACATTGAAAGAACAAGCATTAGTCACCGCTACACAGCTAATAGATAATCGGTCGTGGATCGGTATTGCAGTTAGCTCTTCTCAATCTCTGGCGTGGCCTCGAAAGCAAGCAACTTACTATGATCCTAGAATGGGTCAGGATATTACAATTGCTGAAAACGAGCTACCCTCTCAAGTTAAAATTGCAGTTTATGAACAAGCTCTACATTTATTACAAAATGAAGATTTAATTGCTCAAAAAACTCAAACATTTGAAAGTATCTCTGTTGGTAGTATCAGCTTGTCTGATAGTAATGGTGATGTCTCTCGAACTTCTATTACACCTTCAATTATCTTAAAACCTTTAAGACCTCTTATTAGTAGAGGTATGAGTAGCAATACATGGTGGAGGGCTAATTAATGTCACTATCTGCAAAAGTGACTGCTGCTGTTAATAAAGCATTTACGGCTGCAGGTGATTTAGTTCAAAAAGGAACATTAACAAGTAAAAGCGTTTCTACTTATAACTTTGCGGCTAGAGCAACGGTTAGTACTAGTACTACGAAAGTAGTTGACGTTATTATACAAACTGCCCAAAGAGCATCAGGTGAAGGTTTTATTACTACTGCTATTATGCGGTCAGGAGAAGACCTTTCTGTTTATGATACTCTTACAGTAGGCACTAAAGTCTTTAATATTGTTGATTACAGCGACAACAATTTCATTATTGAAGCTCAATTAAGTAGAGAGGTAAAATAATGTTTGATGATGTATTAGACGATATTGAATCTGTTTTTGCTTCTAATTCTTGGACGAGTAGAGGTATCGATATTTATCCAGATAATTATCAAGGTACTATAAGCAATGAAACAGAATTTTGTAGGCTAAACGTACTACCAAGTAGCAGTGAAAATCATGCTTATGGTGGTAGCAATAAAGAATTGTCAGGACTAATTGCAGTTAAAATATTTGTTTCTGCAGGACAAGGACAGTCTAGGACAATGGCTATAAGTGATACACTTGATATTGTTTTACAAAATAAAAAATTAACTAGAGGAACAGAGTTATACACATCTTATCTTAATGTGGAAGGGCTAGACCCAAAAAATCAAGCACTATACAGTGCAAGTTACATAATACCATTTAAAATTTATGGAGAATAAAAATGGCTCATATTACAACCCTAGGTGCTGGTATCTTTTCATACTTAGACATCTATTCTGGGAGTGTTGCCGCATCGGTCGATACAGCATCTGAATTTGCAGGCTTGTTTATTACAGCAAACGCAAGTGACGTAAAACGTATGCCTTCTGTGCGTGAATTCCCTTCAATTGGTACACCTGCGAACATTGTTAACGTTCCAGTGTACGGACAAAACACATCATCACAGGTACAAGGTCAGGCTGACGCTCCTTCATTGGAAGTTACAGTGAACTATATTGCAGATGATATGACAGACTTCCATGCGCTAATCGGTACAGAAGTTGCGTTTAGATTTCTTATGTCTTCGCAATCTTGTGATCTATCAGCTAGCTTGGATTCAGCTAACACTGCTTTGACTTACGGTAATACAGAATTTTACTTTAGAGGTAAAATTGAAGCTATCTTGGTTAACCCTGCGTTGACTGATGCTACTACTGCGACTGTTACGTTGTCAGCACAGTCTGACTTTTTCGGTCCAGCAACATTACCTTAATACTATAATAATTTGGGGAAGTCCGAAAGGGCTTCCCTTATTTAGATATACATGAGAAAGATTATGACAGAAAAACCATTTAGTAAAACATTTGTTATGAGAACAACCTTCCGACATATGCGAAGAAGTGTTGATATTAGTATTCGTAAGAGTTTTGAACGTTTTCAAGACTTTGACAACGATTCCGCAATGGGCAGAGAAATTATGGAAACTCTAGATACATTGCACAAAGTTCGGAAAATGCTTGATGACTTTCAAGCTAATAACCCTGAGTTATTTACAGAAAAAGATAAGATTATTTAAGGAAATATTATGAAACATTTAGTTGGCAAAGAGATCACTGAAGAATTTGAATTTATGGGTGATAAAGTTACAGTACGAAAGTTAACTGTTAAAGAAGTTTTATCAGTTCAAAAAGAAATTAATACACTTTCAAAAGCTAAAGATGAATCTTCTCAGCTTAAAATTGTACGTGAAATTCTAAGGCGAACAGTTCAAGGCGCAGATAAAATGAGTGATGAGGAATTTGACAATTTTCCTTTAGGAGAGCTAACCGATCTAGTTGAAAAGGCCGTAGGGTTTTCTGGAATGGGTGGAGCACAAGCTGAGGGAAACTAACTGCTGAAGAAGAGACACTATACGAAATTGCTTATCAATTAAAAATTCCTGTTTATCAATTAGAAAGAGAAATGCCTTATGATGAATTAATCAAATGGACAACTTTCTTTAGAAGAAAGCCTGTTGGTTGGGATGCAGATCATAGAACATTTTTATTATTGAAAGCATGGGGTGCTAAAGGAAAGGCAGAAGAGTATTTTCCTTCTTTGAAACAAATTAAAGTAGCAGAAGAAGAATCTAAGTCTAGAACTGCAGGTAAAATAGCTCCATCTGGAAGATTCTTAGAGTTAATGAAAAATGCTAAAGACGGTGATAACTTAACTAATAGACCATGGGAAACAAAAAATGGTTAATAGAGTTACATTAGATGTAGTGAATTTTGCTGCAGAAATGAAAAGAGTTGAAAAAGAAGTTTATCGACTCGCAGACAATGATATTGAAGGCCGAATTATTTTTGCAACTAGAACTTTAAGACAAGTAACTCCTGTCGATACAGGTAGAGCAAGAAAAGGCTGGAAACATAGGATAGACAGAGGATTTGTTAGTGGTGAAACAATAGGTGGTACAATTTCTAACAATGTAGAATACATAGACATTTTAAATAAAGGTCATAGTAAACAAGCACCTAGATTTTTCATTGAACAAGTCCTGTCGCGAATAGGACTAATATCCCCTAGTTAAAAACAGTTGCCCCTGATGGTATCTCAAAATAGAGATTACTGTTGGGGGCAATTTTATTAAGGAGGAATATATGAGTGGCGTAGAAATTAGAGTACGCTCGGATAGTCGTCCAGCACAAAGAGATCTTGCTAGACTTGATAGAAGCATTAGAGGTATTGCTAAAAGCGCAAAAACAGTAGAAAGAGCAATTCAAGCTATTGGTACTGCCTTTGCTTTTGCTTTTGCTGGTGATGCACTAACAAGAGCGTCAGATAAATTTATTGAACTAGAAAATAGAATAGCTCTTGTGACAGGTCGAACAAAAGAGTTATCTACTACATTAGATCAATTATACAATGTATCTTTACAAACAAGATCAGGGATTGAAACTAGTGTTGAAACTTTCAATAGATTTGGTAGAGCACTTGACGGTGTAGGCGCGACTGAATTAGTTGGAATTACTAAAACTATACAACAGGCAGTTGCTATTAGTGGTGCTGGAACCGAAAGCGCTAGAGCAGCATTATTTCAGTTAGGTCAAGGCTTAGCTGCAGGTGAATTAAGAGGTCAAGAACTTAACTCTGTTCTTGAACAAACACCTAGAGTAGCACAGGCTATTGCTGACAGTATGGATGTGCCTATTGGTGCACTTAGAAAATTAGCTGAACAAGGCGCTTTAACGACTGAAGTAGTTTTTAATGCTGTTAAAAGTCAGTCAGACGTTATTGCTCAAGAGTTTTTATTAACACAAGGAACAGTAGGACAATCTCTTACTGTGTTATTTGATCAATTTGGAAGAATTGTTGGTCAATTTGACAAAATTACTTTAGCTATAGGGTCAGTCTCGTACTTTTTTAGGGGATTAGCCGAAACAATTAATTTAAACGCTAATCTTATTTCAGTTGAAATTGCTAACGCATTTAGCATTGTTGAAAGCACTACCTATGGATTAGGTGTTGTTTTTCAAGGACTGGCTGCTATTGTAGGAGCAACCTTTGGAAGAGTCGTAGATGCTCTACCTAGAGTTATTCTTCCAATGAGAACACTTAGAGATGATATTGACGCATTAGCAGTCTTTGGTCTTGCAAGGTTAGGTACAGCAATTGCTTTTGTAGCAGGGTCGTTAGAAGCTTTTGTATCTGATGTTTTTGGATTAAATCTTGAAGGTACAATATTTAGATTGTTTCAAGCAAGAAGTTTAATAGAGTTTGGAAGAGCACTAGAAAGCCTCGCTGACGTAATTAGTTCTTATGGTCAACGTTGGTACAATGTCTCTAACTTTATTGAAAAGGGAATTAGATCTAGTAACTTTGCTTTATTAAATACAGGAATTTATTTAGGTATTGTCGATCAAAAATTACTTGCTTTTAGATATGTTTCTTTTGAAAGATTTGGAAAAGTAGTTGGTGTAGTCGGTGATTTATTTAAGGCTCTTCTTAGATCTATATTTGCACTCGATGGTGTTGCTTATATTATAACAGGTCTCTTAGTTGTGTTTCAACAATTAAGAAGGACTTTTGAAGCATTTTTAAATATATTTAGTACTGGCATTACTTCTACAAGAGATCGAATAGAAGGTCTATTTTCAAATATTTCTTTTGGATTTATTAAAGGGAATACCTCAGAAATACTAGAAGCTTTTGGTGGTAACTTTGGACAACTTTCTAGTCTAGTAATAAAGAATTCAGACTTTATGGCAAAGAGTTGGGGCAACTTAATAGATGCAATAAATGAGAAAACTACTTTATTAGGTCGTGCTAAAAGAGGTATAAGTAACTTCGCACAAACTATTCAAGACTTATTTAGAAATATTTATGATAAAATTATAGGTAATTCATATTGGACAGACACTATGGAAGGTGTCTATACTAAAGCTGTAGAAAATTTAAGAAAAACAATTTCTGTTATAAAGAATTTTTTAAAAGATGCGGCTAATCGGTTTAGCAAAATTGATTTTAAAGAACTTGCCTTAAATGCTAAAGTTAGTTTTACAGATTCTAATATTGTAGAATCTGCTACTGAAATTACTAAAGTATTAATTGAAAAATTAAAACAAGCAGTCAGAAGTGTTGCTGTAGTTATATCAGATTTATTTAAATCAATTAGTGATGTATTTCCTAAAATTGCAGACGTATTTTCTCTAGCAGTTACAGGTGCTTTATTAGCAGCATTAACTCCTGCATTGTTTGCTAAAATTGGTATTACATTTGCTTTAGGCTTATTGTCAGCTGTTGCAGGCAATGTTTCTGATACTATTGGTAAGGCTATCATTGATTCCGATTTCTTTTCTTCACTTGGAAGAGGAATAGGGAGTGGTGTGGGAGTATTTGTAAATACTGTAATTAAAAACATTCCTGTTATACTTACAGGATTATTCCAATTTGCTAAAGAGTTTGGCAAGGCATTAATTAATGAAATTACAGGTGCCTTTGGAATTATTCCAAGAGCTCTTTCTGATGCTACTTTTGGATTATTTGATACTATATTTGGTGCTATTGTTGCTTCAGCTGGTTTCTCTTTATTGACTGTTGGTTTTACAAAAACTATGCAAAGAATAGCAGGTATTCTTGGAGCTTTTGTTAGCACAAAAGGCGCTAGAGGCGGTATTATGGAAACCGCTATATTCGGTGCCAAAGGTGTTGCAGGTGCTAGAGCGCAAAATATTGCTGGAGTTCTTGGTATATTAACCGCTGTTTCTTCTTTGACTGGAGGATACACTAATGGTGGACCTTTTGCTGAAGCTGCCTTAACTGGCGGATTACTTGGCTTTTATTTGTTTGGTATGAAAGGAGTTAACTTTTTAGCTCAAGCTGCTAGACAAACTATGGGTCAAATTGTAGGTACAATTACAGGTAGTATGAAAGACATTGCTAAGTCTGGCGCAATGGCTTCTAAAGGTATTAACATTAACAATATTCTATCAGACTTTCAATCAGGGAACTTTTCAAAGGGATTAAAAAGCGCAACAGCTGCATTTAATGTCTTTAAAGCTAATATTTCTGCAGGTAAATTTGATACTGCTTTTACCTCAAGTCTTGCTAATTTAGGTGATAAATTTTCATCACAATTTAAGTCTGGAAAATTTACTGGTACTATTGAAAAACGTTTTCAAGGTCTAGGCGCTACTATGGGCAATAGTCTTGCTAAAGGTTTTGGAAAATCAAAAGGACTTGTTATTATTGGTGCGACATTAGCAAGTTTTGTTGGATCTGCACAAGCAGCAGAGGCAGCAACAGCTAGCACAGGCGCTCAAGTAAATCATATCATTGATTTGATTACAGATAATATATTAGAAATAGGTTATTTTGGTTTACTAGGTCTTTCCTTCTTTGGTCCAGGAGGATTTGCCGCATTATTTAGATTAGCTACTAAGTCTGTTTTATCATTAGGTAAATTACTTTTTAGTGTACTTACAAGTAACGCTGTTTTAGGTGGTGCAGGTGGTATTATTAATGGATTAATTTTCGGAAGTAAAGCAGTTGGTAAAGGAGGCGGCGTAAGCCTTGGCCCAATTTTAGGCGGTTTAACCAGTGTACTAGGTGGTATTTTTAAAAGCTTAGGTTCTATATTATTAAGACTTGTTCCATTAATATTTTCAGGAACAGGACTTCTAGTTGGCGCAGTAGGTCTTTTAGGTATTATTCTCTTTGGAGAAGGTGATGGTATCTTTGATAAGATATCTAACTTTGGTAGTGCATTAAGAAGTGCTATTACTGGAACAACTAAAGAAGGTAGACGTTTTAAGAAAGAGATCGATGGTCTTCTAAAGTTTGATAAAGTTGGTGAAATCGAGATTGATTTAAAATCTATCGTAGATAGTGTTGAATTAAATTCAATTTCTGAAACTGGTTTTAGAGAAATAAAACGTTCCCTACAAATTGCTAACAGAACTTTTGAAGATAACCAAGACAAATTTGATGAACTTGGTGAGCTTACTTCTCTTGAAGATACAAAAACTAGAGCTGCAATTAGAAAAGTTGAAGAAGCAGTTAATAGAGTTAATTTAACTGAAGTTCAAGATGGTGTATTTGGCAAACTTGTTCAACAATTTAAGCCAGATGAAATAGGTAATACTGGTTTTAATTTTATTCAAGCTTCCCCTGTTAACGAAACAGATACTCCTCAGTTAATTGCTGCTTTTAAAGCGGCTGTTTCTGATGATGCAACAAATAAAGAACAAGTAACATATTTAAGAGATCTAGCTACATTTCTCAAAGACAGCCAAACATCAGAATTTAGTGCAGAGCAATCAGCAGTTGTAGATGCTTTGTCTGGTTTTGGTTTATTATTTGCTTTAGTTGAAGATGGTATACCTATTACTATTGACAACAAAAGAATGGGAAATCTTGCAAGTATTGTATCAGAGTTAGAAACTGCTATTGAAGAAATTTCAAAAGCAGATCGTTTTGCTAATATTATTACGTTAGAAGGCCAACAAGCTAAAATTAGAGATAATTTAGACTTAATTGGTCAATTAAAAAGAGAGTTATTAGATATAAATGCTTTTGTTTTCTTTAATTCTCAAATGGCTAATAGCCAATTAATTTTAGGTGAAGAATTTAAAGAAATAAATGAACAGTTAAAATTATTTAATGCTTTAGTTCCTGATTCTTTAGGTTTAGAACCATTAAGTGAAACTCAATTTTATAGTTTAACTCCAGGAAATAAACAAGCTATAGTTGATGAAGTAGATCTTGCATTTAGCACTATTAAAAATACTTTTGAAGAGGCGGTTAGAGCAGCATATAAAGAAGAACTTGGTGGTGAGTTTAGTGTTGGTGAGTACGGTACTTCTAAATTTAATGCTGAAGTTGCCGAACTTGTTGAAACTGCTCTTTCTGATGGTCTTAGTATTGAAGATCTTGCTTTATACAAGATAGATACTAAACAATTTTCTAAATTAATTGCAAACGCATTGTTTGTAGCAGACGATATTGTATCAGAGTCCGAAAGTGAAATTGAAGAAGCTGGAAAAACATTAGAAACTAGAATTAACGAAGCTATAGGAATTCTTGGGGATAATATTAAAGGCATAGAACTAGGAGAAATAATTGATCCTAAGTCTTTAGCTCAAAATGAAACACAAGCCAAAGCATTTATTAAAATGGCTAAAGGGCTTGACGAAACTATTAATGATATAACATTAGACCCAATAGCTAGAGCCAAATTTGCTGAAAATTCTCTTCAAACTTTAATGAATAATTTATTAGAGTTTTCTGATCAAAACAGTTTACTTACTAAATCTTTAACTTATGTAGACGATCCTATTGATGAAAAAGATTTATACTCTAAAGATCTTTTAACAAGACAAGAAATACAAAGTTTAACGTTAGAGTTACTTACTCTTGATGTAGCTATTCAAAAGTTAAAAGAAGGGGGAGTTACTGAAGACGAAATTCCTTTCTTTGCTAAGTATTTATTAGAAATTGACAATCTTGAAAAGGTTTTAGAGAAATTTGTTTCAAAACCAGTTAAAGGTGGTAAAACCATTTTTGAAAAGTTTGTAGGAGGCTTAAGTGACTCTGGGTTTAAAGTTAGCCTAGAGGAAGCTTCAAGATTAAGTAGTAGAGCAGTATCTGCGTTACAAGCCCCTTTAAAGAAAGTAAAAGATGCTCAAGATGCTATTGTTAAATCTTCTTTAAAAGATAGCAAGGGCCGAAGATCAGCTTTAGAAACAATTACGTCAAGCAGAAAAGAAATTTCTAAAATATTTCAAGCACAAGATGTTGCATCTGCACAAAAGGGCTTAGAAGGATTAGGTTTAGATCCTAATTTAGTTTTTGAATCAAAACAAGTTCTTGGTCTTGCAGAACAAATTGCTAATAAAAACATTGAGCTTGGTCTTGTTGACAATGATAATCTTACTAAAAAGAAACAACTTACAGCAGAGATTGAACGTCAAGTAGAAACTTTTGAGATATTAACTACTAAATCTGAAGAAGCTTATACTGAATTCAAAGATACCTTTGGTGGAGCCTTAAAAGAACTAATAAAAGGTGAAACTACAATTAAAGGGTTTTTTAATAAATTACTTGATGGTATTACGAATCAAATTATTGACAGTGTAGTTGATGCTTTTGTTACAGCGATGTTTAGAACTGCTAACCTTGAAAATACTTTTGAAACTATGTTTGCAAGTTTAGGCTTGTTTGGGCAGAGTGTAGGTGATCAACTTGGTGCCGATATTGGACAAAGCACTACTAAAGCGTTAGAGGCTTCTTCTGCTAAAAATGGTGGTAATTGGCTATCTAATTTATTTGGTGGCGGTGGATCTAATCCTTTTAGTATGATAGGTAGTCTCTTTGGCTTTGGAGGTTCAGGTGGTACTGGTCCTGGAGCCAATATGGGAAGTATATTTAGTTTATTTTCCCCTGGAGGCTGGTTTGGCCTTAATGCAGGGGGTATTGTTCCTAATACTCGCTACTCTAGACTAGGTCAAGATAGTGTACCTGCAATGTTAACTCCTGGAGAATTAGTAGTTCCTGCCAACAAGGTTAATAGTTTTGTAGGATCAGGAAGTAGTCCAACAGTTGTTAATCTGTCTATCACAGGTGACGTATCCCGACAAACAAAATCAGAGATTGTCAAAATGTTACCTCAGATTGCTTCAGGTGTTAATGCACAAAATAAAGAAAGAAACTTTAAATATAGCTAAGCCCGTACAATAAAACTGAGAAAATTGGAGCATCTATAATGAAGAAATACAACAAGCTCTTCAAACTTAAAAATGGTCAGTTATATTGGAAAGAATCTCGCGGCAGACAAGCTGCAGGAAGTCTTGCAGGAACCAATCTTGGCGATGGTTATAAAACGGTTCGTATCGATGGTAAAGCAGTGTATGTACACCGCATTGTCAAAGAAATAACAACTGGTAAAAAAGTAAATGGTCAAGTTGATCATAAAGACCGAAATAGGTCTAACAACAAACCAAGTAATTTACGTACAACTACACGATCCCAAAATAATAAAAATAGGCGATCATGGAAGCGTAAAAAATAACTAAACGGTCACTCTTCGGAGTGGCCTTTTTTATTAAAAATGTCAACAAAAAAGTGAGAAAATTGATGCATCTATAATGATATAATAATATATCACATAACCAAATGGAAACCAAGGGGAAACTAAAATGTCATATAAAATTGAAGAAGTCGATAATGTATTAAGAGCGTTCTTTAATCCAAAAACAAAAAACACTCCTGAACATATTAAAAAAGAAATTATGGAATACTCATCTCTGATAAAAGAAATCAGAGAAAATTTAACTGAAAATGAGTATAAAGAATATCTAGAATTTGGTCCAAAAATTAGGAGAATTATTACAAAAAAAGTGAGAAAAACAACGCATCTATAATGATACAATAGTATCAGTAAACCAAGTGGAAACCAAAAGGAGAAAAACATGGCCATTCCATTCATTCCAGTAATAACTTCAGTTATAACAAATCCAACAACTGTATTTGTAGCAAGAGCAGTAGCAGGGGCTGCTATCGGTATAGGTGTTAGTTCTGTTGCACAAAAAATTATGAGTAACAGACGCATTCATAAATTCAAGAAAGATCTTGACAGAGAATTTGAACGTGAAAATAACTATTATGATCCTGAAAAGACTTATGATAGTAAAGATTATAAAGAAACTGCTTAATCTTAAAACACCTGAACATGTGTATAAACTGTTCATTTAAACGGGCTTTGTATAGCTT